CTACCGATAGAGTTATATTTCAATGCATAAAGTCTAAAGCTAATATAGAAATTTATATGGGCGAGAAAAAAATACTTTCATTAATCCTTGAATAATGAACAAAAAAGCGTATGCTTTTTTCCTTAAGAAAAATCGAAAAAATAATGATAAAAGAACTAAAAATCCTATTGCGAAATTACTTCAGTGCAAAATTTTTCAAGGAAGCAAAATCGAAAACAAAAAGAAATACACCCGTAAAGAGAAAAGCAAAAGAGGACAACTTAGCTTCTATAATCCAAAGAATTGGTAAACTTCATGGAGCTCGTCTTGTTAAAATGGAATATGGAAAATGTCCCTATTGTGAAATGTATGCGTCCATGGTAAGTTATAGAAAAGGTTTTTATACTTGCATAAACTGTAGAGAACTTGTTAAACAACACATTAACGGTTCTATACAATATGTAACTATCAATAACCATAACGAAAAATTTTAAAGAAAAAGAGATAAAACTAAGAAAAGATGGCAAGAAAGGAGATAATATGAGTATAAATGGAAAAGTAAAATGGTTTAATTCAACCAAAGGCTATGGTTTTATAGCCCGTGATGACAACGAAAAAGACGTTTTTGTACACTCTTCAGCAGCAACAGCTGCTAATGTAGAGTTGCGTGAAGGCGACACATTAACGTTTGACGTTGAAACTGGTGAAAAAGGCCCTTCAGCAATTAATCTACAAAAGAACTAAATAGGGTTGACAAACATCCTATAAAGACCTATAAGTATGAAAGGCTCCTGGGTATGAGCCTTAATAATAACTGCCCAGAAAGAATAAGGTAAACATGGCTAAAAAAGCTAAAACAGATCCTGTAAAGGATTTTCAAAAACAATGTGTAGATCAAAGAATAGATTTATTCTATGTTGCTGATAGAGTAAAAGGTATATTAGAGGATAGTAAAACAGAAGAACAACTTAGAGATAACTTGGAAGAGTTTAAGGATGAGTTAGTTCACAACATTGGTACTAATGAATTAATAAAAAAGTATGAATACTAATGAAATATACATTTACAGTAAAAGAAGATGGACCGGATAAAGAAACTAAACAAGTTCCTGGTATGTCTTATAAAAAAATATTAAAGTCTTTACTTAATACCCGACCAAAATGGTCAGGTATGATTGAGTACACCAATAAAAAGGGAAAGAGTTTAATGCATCTTATACGCAATGGTAAAAAGTATAGTACTCATATTACTACTTTTTAACGGAGACCTCGTACTTAAAGAGATTAAGTTTGATGGTACACTCATGGAGTGTCTCGCACATGGAGATACTCTACGTGAGGAATTAGCAGAATATAAAGAATTAGGTTTAACCGGTAAAGCTATCGATCAAGGTTGGTATATGCAAAACTTTCAACATCGATATGTAGCAACCTGGCAAGGAATTATCTGTAAGGATAATTATGAAGGTGGTTTTACAATTAAAAGAAAAACTCAATAGTCCCGCTCTCTAGAAGAATATCTGATTACGGGAACAAAAGGTGAGAAGAACTTCTCCCCTACCACATTTCTGCCATATTGTCAAATACTTTTACTTGGTGTTGGTCTACAGCTATACTTCATAGCAATGTGAGCCTCATTAACTGTTTTATATCCTAGCTTAGACATCATCTTTAAAGACTCTTGATGTGCAGCCCGTGAGCATTCATACCAACTATCATACATAATTGGAGACTGAATAGGTGGCATACACGTCGGACTCCCTAAAAAAGAGCACACCCATATCATTAATGTAAATTTTATCATTGACATTCCTTTTTGATTATCCTATATTCTCATCTATGGAAAGTAAGAAATTAATTCAAGATCTAACTTCTCTAATACGCGAGGTTATCAGAGATTTTATTAAATTGAAAGCTAAAGTATCCTTTCTAGAAACAAAAGTAAAACAATTAACGGAGAAGAAAAAACATGACAGATATAACTAAATATCGAAATATTTCTGTTACTCACAAGGTGTACAGTGACCTGGAAAGCATTTCCAAGGTAGCTGGGAAAACAATTGGAGTAGAGAAATTATCTATTAGTAAGACTGTTGAGACGTTGGCGACAAAAGAGAAAAAACGTCTTAATGGAAAAACTAATAAAAAAGATTGAGCTTTGAATCTTTAAACTCACAAGCTATTCCACTAGTTGATCCCAACGCCAGGGATCCAAACCATGATTTATGGGTAGCTGTGTTGGGTAAAGCAGTACACGACGCATTTTTTACAACCGGTAAACAAATGGAAGATTATTATGAAACAGACCTTGCTTTAAATTGGCTTGATGGTAATTCAACCGATTTTAAAATTGTTTGCCATTTAGCTGGAAGAGATTTCAGTTATGTTAAAAAAAAATTGGAGTCTAAGATTGAAGTTAGAAAAAATTTTTTTAAAAAAATTAAAGAGGGAATGTGGCTTTCACTTGCAAATAAAGAATATAAGGAGGAAATGAAAAATGTCTATAAAGCATTTAAGACACAAAGCGATTTGCCCACAGTGTAATGGAAATGGCTTTATTAGGAAGTCAATTAATATATTTTCTATCTGGAGGTGGGCGCTGAAATATAGTAGAATCATCCAGTGTAAAAAATGTAAATCAGAAGGAGAGTTGATATACGATGAACAATTGGCAACCGGTCAGTTTAACCCTTATGCTATTCATAATCACACTGATCATCTTCACTAGTGGTTGTAGTAAAATAGATTTTAATCCTTTAACTTCAGTCGCGAGAATTATTTTAGAAAAGAAATTAAGTGCTAACTAAACTTATTCTCTTTTATGAAAGACTAACACCGGTCGATAAAATCTGCGGAACAGTTTTTATTGTCCTTGGAACGATTTGTATTTTTTCTATTTATATGGTAATAACTTTAGGATAAATGAATGAAAGTAAAAGTAACAAAACACACCTTAGAGCAGGTGTAAGTAATAACTCGGCATGGAAGAATAGAACTTCTCATGTTCGACATGGAAAGAAATACGTGGGATTAATAACTGATTTAAAAAAATGTGGTAACTGTAAAAAAGTTCTACCTGTGATTCATTTTTTCGGAAATGGAAACTATCGACCAGATGGAGCGTCTTATTTAAGACATGTCTGTGTAGATTGTCATCGACAGCTTAAGCGAGAAGGAGAATTTGTTAAAAGACATGCACCTTATGAAAAAACTGAGGAATGTGAATGCTGTCATGCGACAGACCGAAAAATAGAGACCGATCATCTTCACGGAACTACTAACTTTAGAGGGTGGGTTTGTCTTCAGTGTAATCAGGGACTTGGAAAGCTGGGGGATGACCTGGACGGAGTTCTAAGAGCCGCTAAGTATTTAACGAAAGGAGATACAGATAAGATTATAGAAAGACTGATGGATGGACATTGACAACTATTGCGTCTGTAAACAGAGATATATGAACGAGGATACTAAAGAATTGTTAAAACAAATTAAAGAGTATCGTAATACGATGGTAGCTAAAAATCTACCCTTTCAACTTATTAGTGATATCATTACCAAATGGGAGATGAAAGATGTAAAAACAATATCGGAAGAATCACAAGATGAATTAGAACCTATTAGAGATACTTCAAAAGATCCTTTTAAAGGAACGAGTATAGAGGGGAAAGATTAATGGAACTAGCTCTTAAACGATTTAAAAGAAGAATCTATATGAGAGCGTATCGAAAGAGAGAATATGTTAAGAAAAGAACTCATGAATACTATCTTAATAGAATCATTAAATTAAGTCTAGCCGATACTGAAAGAACTAAAAAATTTTTAAATGAAAAAATCAGAGCGATATAACTATCTTCAGGGAACACGGATCGATGACCAAGGATCACGGATCTATGAAGTTAAAGGAATGAGACTCCCGTCTGTAACTACAATACTTGCTAAAACCAAGAATCAAGCTTATTTAAACAGATGGAAAAATAAAGTTGGACATGAAGAAGCAGAACGAATTAAGAATCTTAGCAGCAAACGTGGGACTGCCATGCACAAGTTCCTGGAGAAACACATACAGGGAACAGGGTACGAGGACCTTACGGAGATCGGTCAACAAGCTAAACCGATGGCTCAAAAAATTATTGACACAGGGTTAACACCGGTCACAGAGTATTTTGGCTCGGAAGTAACTGTGCATTATACAGGATTATATGCAGGAAGTACAGATTTAGTCTGTATGCATAATGATATGGAAACAATTATTGACTTTAAACAAGCCAATAGACCTAAAAAGAGAGAATGGATAGAAGATTACTACCTGCAAATTGCAGCGTATGCGATGGCTCATGACTACGCTTATGACTCAAACATCAGGCAAGGTGTTATATTGGTATGTACTCCTGACCTATATATGCAAGAATTCAGGTTTCAAGACCATGATATGCGTAGGTGGAGACATAAATTCCTAAAAAGACTTGATGAATACTACGAAATCATGCGAGAGCCGGACATTAAAATAGACGAAAAAGACTTCTTAACAAAGGCGGAGGAAGAAAAAAAAGAGTTAGCAGAGTCTTATGAGGAATCAAAAAGACAAACCGAAGAACGAAAAGAAAAGGAAACCAAATTAACAATGAGACAATTCATTGATCTAGCTGAAGGAAATAAACAATGATTTGGTTATTAATTGCTATTTTAATAGCAGGTTATTTACTAGCTACGCACAAAAAAATTATTATATATTTTAAAATGTTATGGGAAAAATTAAATAAATGAACAAAATTACCAGTTAGGGCCCGCCATCCTTTCGGGGTATGATGGTACCCTTTAATCTGGATTGTTAGGCGGAACCCCTATTCAATCATTAGGATAATCCAGAACCATCTAATCATCGTAGGTGTGACATATATGTCACACCTATAAACACCATAGAGGCAGTACTGGCAAAAACCCCATACAGTAACCAGCGGGATCTACCTCCATATAGGGATATAGAAACTATTTTTTATTTTAAAAACAAAACACCTCAGAAAAAGGTAGAATAGTAAGGAATGGTCTATTAGTGTTGATACATAACAGTAATAGTACTTACTATTTACTTACTTTTATTACCTTTTTAAAAATAAGTGTTGATATACAACACTTATTCAACATTCAAATAAGTAAGTATTTAATGCACAATACACGCGCGCGAGAGACTCTTTTTTATTTTGTTTTAAAGTTTTCATATGCTATATAGGGATTGGGGTTTGTGCATGATAGGAAGAAACAAGAATTGGTCCGGTCCTTCGGATTGGATGGAGGAATTTAATAAGAAGCATAACCCACATTTACATGCCAAAAACAAAATTAAAAAAAAGAAAATCAAAGAGAAAACTAACAAACAAAAAAACAATTCCTCTAGACTTAAAATCACTAGGAAGTGACATATCTAAATATCCTTTTGTGGAGATAGAGTGGGCGGATATTGAAGGGGACTCTGGTTGGTCAAACACCCGAAGTTTAAATAAATCTAAATTACCTGTTTGTGTGTCTAAAGGTTATTTGTTGAGTCAGAAACGTGGCATTACAAGAATTTTTTGTGATTTTATAAAAACAAAAGACAAAGAAACATTTGAAGATATTGGTAATACAACTCTAATTCCAACGTCCGTAATTCAATCAATTAAAAAGATTAGTTAACTTTTTTAATCTTATTTAATCCTTTTTTATCTTTTACTTCAATACGTTTAACTTCGGCTTTAATCTCTTCTATAGGTTTTGCTTCGAGGATAGGTGCGTAATCACTAATAATCTGTTTCATTTTAGCTTCAAGTTCTAATTCACTCATATCTTCAAGTTTACCTGTTTTTATAATCTTCTGTTCAATATATAACCCAGCTGCCTTTCCACGTGAGACTTCAGCATTCACAGCTGAGGAAAAGCTTCCTCTTTTGATAGCGAGTTCTCTTAGTTTTGCCAGCTCTGCTATATGTCTTTCGAATGTAATTTCATATTTCTTTTGGTTTTCTTCTCTCAATTCCCCTATGTATTTAACCACTAGAGGAGATAAGGTAGGGTTTTGTAGTTCAGACGCCTCTACACTGGCTCTATCCTTGCTGTAACCTGCGGCTATAGCTGCTTCCCTGCCGGTAGTTTTGCCTTCATTATAGATGAGATATTCTGAGAATCTCTTCTGCATTTCAGTTAATCTTTTTGGTAAACCCATATTTTTAGTTTTTTTATGCCCCCTGCAATCTTTGTTGTCAAAGATGGAAATAGCAGAGGGCACTTTTCTACTTATTCTAAGTATGTAATGACTTAAGTTACATACTGTATTGACTTATAAGGTAATTTGAGGTAAAAGTCAATTATGTCAATAATTACAGACGAGTACAAGAGAGAAATACAGAAAATTAAGATGGAACTATCAGAACAAATTGAAGAGAATGTTCGTCTCAAAGGTTTTAAACAAATGGTTCTAGAGAAACCAGAAGATTTTGATAATGATAAATCATTTGAGAATGATACTAGGTCTAATCCTTTTGATGAGGAGAGACTTAGGTTTAAATCATTAACAGAAGAAAATAAAAAATTAAAAGAAAAAGTAAGAACAGCAGAAGGGGAAACATCTATTGTAAAGGCGGTAGGAATTAATTCTCCTGAGATGCGCGCGTTGCAAGATAGGGTTAAAGAATTAGAATTAATTAATACTTCTCATCAAGAGTATAATGGTAAGTTACAAACCGAGCTGACAGAAGTAAGAGAAGATAATAAAAAACTTGCTCTTCAGATTGAAGATATGAAAATGAATCATATGCGCAAGTCAGGAATGTAATGTTTATAAAAGATTTACAGAATATACTAGGTGAGTTCACGGATGGTAAGAAAGGAAATAGTATAAGAGATGCTAAAATTTATGTCTCACTAAATCCAAGTCAGGTTGCTGAGATTAAAAAAATGGAGGTTCAATCCGATAATATAGTTGGAAGTAAAGAACCCTTGCGTGTTGTTTTATTTCCTGCTAGAGAAGCACCTAAGATTATTCTTTAGAACAATTACAACAACAGGATTACCTCAAAAATGAGATGGCACCAGAGCGAAAATTATATCAAGATTTGCGTAAACGCATACCACAAATATCATGGACAAGGCTGGAAAATCTTAGCTTACTCGGCACTCCCGATCTATTGGGGTACAATACTTCTGGTCACTTTTTTACATTAGAATTAAAGGTAGTGAAGGGTAAAAAGATCCGCTTCAGTCCACATCAAATTTCATTCCACGTACAACATCCAAAGAATTCTTTCATCCTTATCAAGCACCTCGGTCAGAGGTGCTTGAAACTTTTTCAAGGGTCCGTGATCCTTGAGCTTGTAGCTTGTGGCTTTGATGCCCGAAGCTTGCAGCTTATAAAGGATCGCGGTGCTTGGAGCTTGCTGCTTGAGGCTTTTGAGAACCTGGACCAGTAGGTTCTGGTTCAGTGCTTGTTGCTTGTGGCTCGCGCGGAGCCTGCTGCTTGAAGCTTGCAGCTCGGATCTTGCGTAACTCTTTATAGTACTTGGGGTGTTTAAATTCGTGAGTCATTAGTGTTTAGGGTAAACGATATGCGCCACGTCGTGGTCCCAGCATGCCCTGCAGCTCCGGCATTTGTTGCCTTGTTTCGAAGCTGGACACGTGACCTGTTTAGGGTCCGTCGAGACTGATGACGTCCACGGCCACGCCTTGGAGGGGCCGCCGTTAATCTTGCTCATTGATAATCTAATCATTAAATTTTTTGGAACTACTTCAGGATCCAGCAGGGTCAAGTGCTTCCGCTCCTGTGTCGGGCACCAGTGCTGGCTGTCAGGCGTTGCTTTACATACTTCAAATATATCTGTCAAGTGTTTGGCGCTCTGGATGTCACCGGAGTCATGCCACCTGAACCATGGATGGTCCTTCACTAGGGTGATCATTGCTTCAACCCAGCGCGGGTTGGTCAGGGCTTGGAGCCTGCGGCTCATCGCTGCTATAACATTGGGAAATCTATATCGACCTTTTAAGGCGTAACAGCCGAAGCATGGAGTCCCTTCAACCTGCGCCAGGAGCTGGCCAGTCTGGCAGGCTGCCGCCGGCAAATTGATTGACGGTCCCGGCATTTTGTTGGGAGCGCTCAGGCCCCCTGTTATGAGTCTTGCTTCTTTTTTTAACATTTTCTTTCAATCTCTTTATACCATTTAATTGTGTCTTCTTTAAGGCGCCCGGTGCTTGTTGCTTGTTGCTTGTAGCTCGCGGCTTGCGGCCCGCAGCTTGAAGCTTGGAGCTCAAAGTGCATCGGCTTTTGCTCTTCAGGGAACCAGTCCCCGCAGGGATCCAGCGTGAGCCTGTGCAGCCCGGGTAGCATGTAATATTTCTCTCCGAATTCTTTTTTGATATCTCGCAGGGCCTGATCCAGCTGCTCGTGGATGGCGTCCGGGCAGATGGGCAGCCCGTCCGTCTCATATGTTATTGTGAACTTATGTTTCAATCCAGGACCACCATATATTGAGCCGGGAAATATTTCCGGAACCAGTCCAGACCTGCGCGGACCGTGTCCCATGACTCAAAGCGTTCAGCTCCGATGATGGTATCATACACAGCCGCCGCGTATCCAGGCATCGTGCACTCTTGGCCCGTGAACCTGTTAGCTATCTTGACCTGCTTTTCTGGGTATACGTGACAATCAAATGGGACCGTTACCTGTTTACCATACCAATCAATTGTTTTCTTTTTAGGTTTTTCTATTTTCATTGTTTCTCCATTTCTAATTAATCCTATAATATCATTCAGTCACTGTCAAGCTTGTTGCTTGGAGCTCGCGGCTTTTATATATATAAAAAAAAGTTTTTTTCATATTAACCCATTACAAGCTGCTTGCGACTTGTAATGAGCAAAACCTGGCGCGCACGTGTAGGCCGGCCGCATGGCGCTGATTTTTGTTCATAATTCCTGGCCAGGTGTTGTGCTACGCTGGCGGACCACTCATTCTAGCTTTGTGGCCATCGCGTTCCGTCAATTGCAACCAGTGTTATAGTGGTTAAAATCCCACAGCTAACAACACCTGATCCCAGATCCATACTCTTCGCAACCACATTGAGATCTGCTACTGGCCACTAATAATATGGATCAGGGATCAGTTCTGATTGTTCACAATACAAAGACACCAGCGAACTGGGGTTTGATGTACTGCACAACCAGAAGTTGTCCCATCAAATTAGAGAAAGGATATTTGGATATTTAAAACTAATTTGATTAATCAAATATAATACTTGACTATCCTATTGTCAAGGTGTAAAACTTTATTTTTAACCATTAACAAAAAAGGAGAAATCACATGGCTAGAATAAGACTAAACCAAGAGAGTAGAAACAAACTTGGAACTCGTATGAGAGTACACCTTGAGGCAGAAGATACTCAAGAGAAAAACACCTATGATGATCTAAAAGCAGATCAGCTTGAGATCAATGACAATGCGTGGACACTTGCCAAAAAAATTGTCCGACAACATTATACACCAGAAGATATTGTCAAAGCAAAATATCTTCAAGACAAGTTTGAAAATGTGGACACTATTCAACCAGATAGTTGTTTTCATTTTCATTATATGGGTATGGTTGAGAGTAGGGATTATGACAATAATCTTAAAATGGAAGAAAAACAAATTGAAAAACATTTTGACTTTCGTTTAAATGGTAGTGTTGATGTTGAGAATAACTCAAGTCATAGTACCGATAGTGAATATGGATATGCTTTATTGCGTGATGAAATAAAAGCGCAAGAGGGTTGTAATCCTGATATTCTTATTGAACAAGACGGAAAAGACCAAAATCCACATTTAACTAAATATAAAGACGCAAACGACAAATATTTAGGAGATGATGACAAAGGTTATGGCAAGGAGTGGAACGACAAATATAAACTAGATTTAATTGGTCGTGAATATTGTCGTGATAGGTCTATTGCTTGTACTAAAGAACAGTTTGCTATTCTTGTTCAATGGAAACAAGCTAAAGGCAAATTCATCATGGCACATTTTAAATGGATTAAATCTGTATTAGAGCAGATGAAATTTGTTAAAGATGTAATCAAGAGTTATAAATATCTTGATGAGGCGATTGAGTTTGCTAACAAAAGTGGATTAGCAATAACTGACGCAGAAATTATTAGATGTAATTCAAGTGGATTAGCAATTTATAATCCAACACTTGCGTCAGAACATTTAAAATCCATGAAGAATAAGAGTGTTAGTAGAGAGCAAAAAATTGCTTATAGAGAAAAATACGAGCAAGAAAGAAGTAATATTCAGTAATATTATTTATTTGACATTAGGGGATAATCCATGATAAGATTACCCCTAATTAACAAACGAAAGGAAATATGGACAATCACACAAACCAAATAG